ACCCAGGTAAAATTACGATTGGTGTGGGCAGGAACATTGACCCACGCGGCGGTCTAGGATTGTCGATGGAAGAAATAGAGTATCTGCTGTCTAATGACATTACACGCTGTATGCAAGAGCTGAAGACTGAGTATAGTTGGTTTGGCGATTTAGATGATGCGCGGTCTGAGGCAGTTACAAATATCTTTCTAAATCTTGGCGCGACAAGGTTTCGCAAGTTTGAGAAAGCTATTGCCGCTATGTCAGTCAGTAACTATGACCTGGCAGCAACTGAGTTTTTAGATAGCCTATGGGCTAGGCAAGTGGGTAACAGAGCACTAGAGCTCACAGACATCATAAAGACTGGCGAGTACGTCGATGTATGAGTACAAGTGCGCGGTCGTGAGGGTAGTTGATGGTGACACTATTGACACTGCAGTTAGTCTTGGCTTTGATACTTACATTCGCGGTCGCAGTGGGCGCATTCGTTTATACGGAGTTGACACACCAGAGACTCGTAGTCGAGATGCAGAAGAGAAGAAGTATGGTCTTGCGGCGAAAGCATTTGTCGTAAACTTTTTTGAAAATGCAGACGAGGTCATACTAAAAACTTATGAGAAAGGAAAGTATGGAAGATATCTTGGTGATTTCCGCGTGGGAAATAAATGGCTAACGGAAGAGCTGATAAGCAATTACCATGCTGTTCCGTACATCGGTAAGAGCAAAGCGTTGATTAAAGCAGCGCACATGAAGAATAGATATCTAGTGGAGCTCTGACGAGTATCCTACTAACTTCATTTCCTCAAAAAAATCAGCGCTGCGTTTCTCATCGCTGAATATAAAGGTTTCCATCTGCTGCATGGTGAAAGCCATAGTAGCAATGTAGTTCATGTCTTCTGCGTCAAATTTTTTTAACGCAACCTGTAACCATTTTTTGCAATCTTCAGGATCTTTCATCACAAACGATATATCGTCATGCATGGTTAGTTTACTCATCGTGTTGTGGCCACGGAACGTGTACGCCATACTTCTCTGCCAGATACTTGTTTAATATGTCATACACTGCAGGGTAGTCGCTAGTCTTTGCTTTGGTAGTTGAATCGACACCAGCTTGTGCTTTCTGTACAGGTTTCCACAGAAAGTTTTTAACTGCATCCCTGTTCCAATCGATGGTCGGGTGGTGATCTAACATTACCTTTAAGTCCAGCTGCCTGTCATTCAATACAGTAGCTAATTGCTCACACCACAAGTGCAAAGCGTTGTTTTGCTTATTAGTACGTTTTTTGCCTGTAACGCAGGTAATAGTCAGAAACTTGTCTTTTTCATACGCCTGCTCAATGTGGCGCTTTACATTGTCTAACTTGTGATCGCTGTTGATAACCCAGTGTTCCCCACTCATTGCAGCCTTTCCTTCTGTTGTTTTATCTGTTCTCTGAAATCGGCAATCATATCCTCATAGTCAGCTTTGTACAGCTTATGCACCTGGTTCTTTGTTGCAAGCATATGATCTACGTGATCCTTGCCATACATTTCAATCATGTGCACAGTATAGTGATGCGATGCAGCGCCATACTTCATACCAAATCCATTGCAGCCTTTGCACTGGACATGAATATTACATTCTTCAAGAGCCCAGCGGCTACTGGCTCCTTTCGGTAACCAGTGACCACCGTCAGCGTCTTTATAATGCACACTTTTGCCACAACTGACACAAGTTACCATGCCATGATTGTCTGCAGCCTTCATGCGAACAAGCTGCTGGAGCAGTCTTATGGCTTTAGCTCTAGGCGTTTCTGCTGGCACGATTAACCTTCACAATTAAAAAGCGGTTTATTGGACGCCAGCCTGGAATAGTACGCCTATGAGAGCTCTGTTTGGCGTCGATTGTTCTGTAATGACTAGGTATTTTGCTACCGCGCAACCACGACTTGATAGAAAAGTATGCCTTGCGCATTTCATCATAATCATCAAACTCTAGCGCTTTGCTTTCTTCCATCGCTATGAACGCTTGCACGTAGGGATTAGAAGAACCAATTTCTGGAACGTCATCAGTGATACGCATTAGAACGGTATATCCTCGTCAGCTACTGCAGTTGGTTTACTTTCTTCTGTCCACGTGCCTTGTGGTTTGTCTTTTTCGGGCAGCTGTGTCCATTTTAATTTAATAAACTTTTCGCCCGTCTTTGAGTTAGTGTTAAGAAAACCTTGTATCTCTACGCCATAATCGGTTTCTTTCGCAGTGTCATTGGTAACTGCGTCTACAAGTTTGATGAGATCATCTTTCTTTATAGACGCATAGTACCTATCTTCGGCAAATTTGCTTTTGTTTACAGCAAGCAGATCGACTAGCTCGCCCTTTTGTTTCTGTTGCATTTTAGCTTCTTTACTCCTTCTTTCACGTAAGTTGCCGCCTCTGTTATAATCTTAGCGGCAGAGTTGATCCATTCATCATCTCGCAAAACTTTAATCTTTAAGTCACCATGCTCTGGAGAGTATGCATAGAACCAGTAATATTCGAGCTCGCAGATCCACATCGTGCCTTGTATTTGCTGGAAATATGTAGTCGGTAGCTTGTTATCGATAACGTAGCCTGCAAATGTGTGCCTTTGTGGACACTTTATTTCTACGCCTGTATCGCTAAACAAACCATCTGGTGAGCAGCTAACATCGTAATCATCCAGCGCGATCATGCCTACTTGCTTGATATTTACGTTGTAAAGCAGTTCGAACCTGGACCTAGCTAGGTCTTCTCTATCTACGCCCTGCTTCATTGCGTCACTTTGGTACGCTTCTATTGGTCTAGGAACGTCAGCCTCTGCTATGACTTTGTTAAGATAAGTCTTCCAGCTGCGACTCTTCGTGCCTGTTGTTGTAACAATACTGCTGAAGTTAGATGCGGTAATAAAACCGCACCTTTGCTCCAGCCATTCATCCGAACCTTGCTCTATGTAAAAGTGTCTCACAGAAATCCATCCTGCTGCTCAACGGCAGTGCGCTCTTCGATGAGTTTTTCTATCGTTTTCATCTGCGCCTTTGATAGCTGCCAGTTATCTGATTTGACAGCACGCAGGCAGACTTCTGCAGGCATTCCTGCTTCCTGGCAACGGCGCTGCAAATCTTGTATAGCGAGCTCATCTGCTGGCTCTTCAGTGACATACTGCGCGTCATTGTCGTTTTCTGGGTCACCCAGTGCGAACAGCGCCATCATTGCGTAACGCTTTGCGTATGTGTAGCCAGTGCCGCAGCCCTGCTCATTGCGCTGTGTCTTGTCAACCATTGTCACCCAGGAACGCGTTGCTCCGCTTTTGTTGTGCACCAGGACCAGTTCGGCGCCTACCTGATGCTCGTTAAAAACATTCATGTAGTAAAACGTAAAGGCGCTGCCAAATGCTGTGCGTGCTGCATCATTTAATGCCTGCAGGCTCCAGTATTTTTGCTTTGTAAATTGATTGGTTTGGTCTTTTGCAGGTGTTTTGTACTTTTTTTTGCTTTTAGCAAATGCAGTCCAAAACTCTGCGTTTTCAGGATAGTCCATTGTTTTTCCCTGTGTCGTTAAAAAGAGATGCGAGTGTAGCGATTGTGTAAATTAGTGTCAACAGTTGCATATTTGTTTTTTGTCGAGTTAAAAAAACGCAAACTGTCAGCTAATCTATTAGTGTCAATAACAAAAGGAGAACATCATGGCAATTACTAACGAATATCGAGAAAAAGAGGGCGTACACAGCAATCTCACATTAGACCAGTTGTGTGCTGTAAGAAAAAAGCAAACATTGGCACAGAGGAAACGATACTGCGCGTATTGTGAAAAAAAGTTTTACCTGCCTACAAGTTTAAGTACCACGGCATGGCGTTGCGTTGCAGATCGCACGCATGGATTTTTTTGCAAAGAATCTTGTGCAGCTATGTGGGCGGTGGAAAAACTTACAGAATGTGTAAAGACAAACGATTGGACAATTCGTGTTTTAGATTAAAGTAGGAGTGCGGCCACCCTGGGGAAAAGGACACAGGCGGGTTAAGGAAATGGTCGGGTAGCCATTTCGCAATGGCCGCACGACACAATTTTACCACAAAACGCATAAAAAACTGTCAAAGTTGTACGTGATATTGTCGATCAATTGTTGTAGATTGCTAGATTGGTGTGGTAGATCCTGACCAAAACTCATGGATAATGCTGACAGGCAGCTGTTAACCTGGACCACTAGGGCATTTCGGGTAGAGATGGACCGCGGCAAGCAAGCGAAAGCGAGCCGACAAACAGGGTATGTGGACACGTGGGTGACGCTGACATTCGTGCTATCGGACAGCAAAATGTTCCTGCAATCAAATGACCTGGTAACACGCTGAAATTAATATGGGTGTCCCTAACATCTAAATGACAATTTTCTGTAAAAAAGTGTGAAAAAGTTTTGATAAGTTAGAACATTGTGGTATAGTTATAACCATTGAGAGGCGCGGTGCTGATCACATACAGGGAGTCATACAAATGAGCAGGTTTATTTTTCTTACAGCAACAAACAACGGTATTGCAGTGCAAATTGAAGATACATGGGTAGGTAAGTCAAATAACTCAACAGAGCTCGTTGATTTACTTATCAAGCAAGAAGTAAAGCCAGAAGACCGATTTGCAACTAGCAGCACAGTAGATTTTGCAACTGAGCATGGTTTTCCAACTGACGCTGCAGCACGTGTATTGATTGAAGAAGCATTCACAACATTGCATCAAAAAGGTCTTTTTTAATAAACATTTACAAATTCGGAGCAAGACAATGGCATATATGCACATCATGCATCATACGGCTCCAGGCAAATCTTTTACGATACGCATTAGCCGTTATATGTTTAAGAAGTTATACAAAGGCAAACTAGCGCGATACTACGTGAAATCCATGTACGGATACCGCGCAACAGCAGAGTTTATACTCTAAACTACCTAACCCGCTTAATTGCGGGTTCGGCAGTAGGAACGCAACACAAATGACACAGGAGTCACGCTAAATGAACAACGTACAACAATTTAACGAAATGATCGCAGGGATGTCGTTAATAGAAGCTAAACAGCACATTCCACAAGGCAACCTACAGTTGGTCAACATATTGGCTGACATAGAGCCAGCTGTCTGGGAAGGCAAAATAGATTGGGATCTTGTCGATGATGATACGATCAAGCAGGCACAAAACATTCTGTTTGACACATCGAACGACAACACTGATTTGGCGCACAATATGCTGACAGATGTTTGTGTTCACGGATTAGACTCACACGCAATCTCTACGCTTATGGTAAATTTTGCTACAGATTGCAATCTTACAAACATTAAAAGGTTACAGAGTTTATTGAGCGTAACGATGCGTTGCGTAACAAAAGAATGGCTGGAAAAACTGGTGGAGAACCTTTAATGACAAGGGCAGAAAAGGTAAAATATTCAATCGCTTGCGCCATAATTATAGTTTTATATGGCGCAGTTAGCGAGATGGATTACCAAGATGCAATCCGTGAAGAACAAAGAATAACAAATGTCAGTAAACCTTAGACAGCATCAGCAAGTTGCAGTAGACGCGTTACGAGCGAGTCTGGCCAGCGGTAAAAAGCGGCCAGTGCTTGCAGCGCCATGTAGTATGGGTAAGACGCATATCGCCGCTTACATACTTATCAACGCAGCTGCAAAGCACGCTGACAATCCAGACTACCGCGCTGTGTTTTTTGTCGATAGGCTGAAACTATTAAGCCAAACAACAGATGTGTTCGATAGCCTATCCGCAGACTATAGCGTCATGCAGGCAGATGACCCGCGCTATGATCCTCGTAAACCCATACAAATTGTAAGTATACAGACAGCGTTACGGCGCAAACGCATGGGTTTTGACATAGCTGTAGTAGACGAGTGCCATACGCTGTACAAGGGCATTACAGAGCTCATGCAGCGCTACAATGCTGTGCCATTCATAGGTTTGTCAGCTACGCCATATGCAAAAGGTATGGGCGCGCCTGGGCTATATGATGATCTCATTGTGACCTGCAGTGCGCGTGGTCTGGTTGATGAAGGCTGGTTATGCAAGACAGAATACTTTGTAGGTAGGTCAGTTGACACAGCTGGCGTTAAGACAAAAGCAGTACGCACGGGTGGCAGCGATTATGACGGCAACGCGCTAGGCGTGCGTATGTCAGAAGACAAGACGCTTGCAGGTGATATCGTCAAGAATTACGTTAAACACAGCGCCAATCTGACCAGGAGAGCGCTGTGCTTTGCGCCGTCCATTGCATATAGCAAGAGCCTAGTAGAGCGATTCAACAGTGAGATTGGGTCAGAGATCGCGGTCCA